GGTCAAGTCTGTTCAGCCGAAGCCTTTCGCCACGAATTGGGATGACCTCAAAGAACGCTTGATGCACCATGAGGAGAACGCACACAAGTCTGATGGTGCGTTGTGGTCACCTGTTGAGTATTACCCAGGTAGGACTCGCGGCAACACTGCGGTCAGATTCATTGAAGCGTTGGTCGTTGACATGGACGGCGAATCATTCGCCAACGCCAACCTTGATGGGTTTGAGTATCTTGCCTATTCTACTTATTCGCATCGACTAGACAACCCTCACTATCACCTAGTTTTGCCGCTGGCAGAGCATGTACCAGCAAGTTTGTGGAGAGTCGTGTGGGAAGAATTGCACGAAAGATTGAACCTTGATGGTGACCCTGCGACGAAAGACCCTGCGCGTATCTTCTATTTACCGCAACATTCTCCAGATCAACCTTGGGAGTTTCACGAACAATCAGGGAAGTTCATTGACACAAACTTTGAATATGAACTTGCACCCAACCCAACTCCAGCATCGCCACGTCAATCAGCGCAACCTCGACGCAAGCGCACTGTGCAAGTTGAGATGGATGATGCTTGGTGGGATGCAGCAGCACCAATGCCACAGTATGACGGTCTTGAAGGCAAAGCATTGTGGCAGGCAATGGCTAAAGATTTCCGTGTGTTGCATTCGGCATACCTAGAATCGTTGCGCTCGGCTTGTGAGGATGTCATCTAGAATTGCCGTATGGCTGGTGAACGCACATTTATAGTTCGATTCCTTGCCGATACAGCCAATGCTGTCAAAGGCATCAAAGGTGTCACCGGCGAACTTGGTGGGTTGAACAAATCAACTGGTGGAATCTTTGAATCTTTCAATGCGATCAGTCTTGCTGCGACAGCTGCGTTCGCAGGGTTGGGGGCTATGGCAACGAAGGCTGTTTCGGCAGCCATTGAAGATGCCAAAGAACAAGAGTTGCTTGCTCAAACTTTGCAGAAGGTCACTGGTGCAACAGATGATGTGATTCAAAAAAATGAAGACATGATCGCAGGGTTCGCCAGAACCACAACATTCAGCGATTCAATGTTGCGTCCAGCATTAGCAGCGTTGGTTCAGGGTTCTGGAAGTTTGGCTACAGCGCAAAGGGATATAACTCTTGCGATGGATATTGCTACGGCAACTCAAACCCCGTTGATTGATGTCGCCTCAGCCTTGGCCAAGGGATACAACGATCAGTTCAAAGCGTTGAAGGCGTTGTCGCCTTCTTTGAATGACAACATCAAAGCAGGTCAAAGTCTTGATCAGGTGTTCGCTGAGTTGAATGACAGGTTTGGTGGTGCTGCTGCTGCTGCTGCTGGTACCACTGCCGGTCAAATGGCGATTCTCAAGAATCAGATGGGTGAGTTATCTGAGTCCATTGGTAGTGCATTGGTTCCTATTCTTGAAACTTTGTTGCCATTATTTCAATCCGTTGCAGACTTCGCTATGCAACACAATACATTGTTTAAGTTTTTGGTTATCACTGTTAGTGGTTTAGCTAGTGCTTATCTTCTATACAATTTGGCTTTGAAGGCTGAACCGTTATATTTAGCAGCTGTCACTGCTGCTCAATATCTGTTGAATATCGCAATGACTGCCAACCCAATCGGGTTGTTCATCGTTGCTGTTGGCGCATTGAGTGTGGCATTCCTTTATCTGACAGACAATATGCAACCACTTATCAACGCATGGGATCATCTCGCTAATGGAATGGGTAGGTTATTGAATCTTATTCCAGGTGTAAATATCTCCTTGATTGATACAAGTGGATCAGTTGACAAAGTGAACACAGCCTTATATCCAATGCCTTCTACTTTGGAACAAACTGCTCAGGGTTGGCTTGATGTTGCCGGTGCTTGTGTTGAGTTTATGAAAGTTAGTCCACAAAAAATAATCTTTGATCAGGGTTATCGTTTGAACAAAATGGCTCAAGAGTTGTATGGTGCGACACTTAGTTATGGTGGTTTCACTCATGCTTCTGGTGGTGCAGCTAAGGCTGTGAAGACTGCTACTGAGAAGTTGAAGGAATATACGGATGCTCTAAAGTCAAGCAACTCTGCACAGAAAGCGTTCAAGAATGCGCAGGATGCTTCAATCAACGCTGGTAAGTCGTTGACGGCTGCAAACCAAAGTGTGACTGATGCTCAGGATGCGTTCAATGCTGCTGTGGCTGGATATGGTGCTGACTCTCCACAGGCTAGGAAGGCTTCGAAGGAGTTGGAGTTGGCTCAGCGTGGATTGGAGCGTGCTGGGTACAACGTGGAGGGTTCGTTGTTTGCGATTGCCAATGCTGAGGATGCGTTGAAGAAGGTTCGTGCTGATCCTGAGTCAACACCCCAGGCGATTCGTGAGGCTGAGATTTCGTTGGCTGAGGCGAAGTTGTCAAGTGCTGATGCTATTGATCAGCAGACTGAGGCGACTAACAGTTTGAAGACTGCAACTAATTTGTTGAGTGAAGCGGTCTCTGGTGCTTCTAGCAGTTCAGAGATATTCAAAACTTTGTCGGATGCTTTGACTACAGCAAAGGAGAGGCAAGCTGATGCGTCTAAGGCTGTGTCTGATGCGATTGACAATGAGACTGACGCATTGACTCGTTATGCAGAAGCGATTGCAAAGGTGGGTGAAACTCAGATCAAGTATCCAAAAGTGACGGCTGCGAATCCGATGGCTGGGTTTGCCAACTCTATTGCTTCAACGGTGACTGGCAACTCAACTGGTTTTAATCCAAATGGTGCTGGTGGGTTTAGCCCTATTATCAATGTCAATGCTGGATTGATTAGTGATCCAGCAACTCTTGCTTATGATTTAGATAATTTATTAAATAACTTTGCACGGCAGAACGGGAATACCTTCTACGGGATTACTCGCTAATGGCTAAGGCTACGAAGTGGGGTTCGACTTACAAGGTGTTGTTGGATGTCGGCTTCTTGGCTGATGCATTCACGTTGGATTCCAGCAAACTTGATGGCACCGATGTACTGGACGGTTCAACACAGTTTGTTGACATCACTGAGTATGTAACGAATATCAATATCAATCGTGGTCGTTCAACGCAGATAGAGAACTTTCCTTCGTCTAGTTGCACCATTGTCGCTGATGATCGTGCAGCTGCAAGATACTTTGATCCACTAAACACAGCATCAGAGTGGTATTCAGGTGGCACAGTAGGCATTGCACCTCGACGTAAGTTCCAGGTATATGGAGGTACAGCCGGAACCACAGCCATGTTTACAGGATTCGTTTATGACATGAACATTGACTATGCCGAACCGAACTTGTCAACAGCAACGATTGTGGCTACCGATGCACTCGGACAGCTTGGTCAAACCGTCCTGACCGCATTCAACCCATCATCACAACTCACATCGGCACGTGTGTCAGCAATCTTGGATCGACCAGAAGTTTCGTTCTCGACTGCGACTCGAAGTATTGAGACTGGGATTGCGACATGTGGAACGGTTGCGTATGAGGATGCGACGAATGTGTTGCAGGCGTTGCAGGATGTGGCGACGGCTGAGGGTGGGCGTTTGTTTGTTGATCGTTCTGGGTTGTTGAACTTTGATGCTCGGATTTCTGTGTCGTTTGGTACGGCTGTGGCTTCGTTTGGTGGTACGGCTGGGTTGCCGATTCAGTCTTTGTCAAATGTGTATGGGGCTGAGACGGTGTTGAATCGTGTGGCTGTGCAGATTGATGGTGGTACGGCTTCTAGTGTTGCGAATGGTACTGCGTCTCAGACTGCGTATGGGATTAAAACTTTGTCGTTGACTGGTGTTCCGTTGGCTACTGATGCTGCTGGGTCTGCGTTGGCTGCGTCGTTGTTGTCTAGGTTTCAAGACCCTGTGGTGAGGTTCTCGGAGATGGATGTGTTGTTGAATGCGTTGACTACAGCACAGCAGGCAACGATGGCAGGGCTAGAAATTGGTGACATCCTCTCGGTCACTAAGACATTCTCGACTGGTACACCAGCAACGGTGACACAGAACGTGGTGGTCGAATCCATACGGCACAGCATCAACCCGTCACGTCATACGGTCACTATCGGTTTGGGTCAAGTCCAACTCGTGATACCGTTTATCTTGGACACGTCACCACTCGACTCAACAACTTACGCACTACAATAGGAGCATTATGGCAGTCAGACCAACCTTCACATCAGGCGATGTATTCACAGCAGCGAACGCCACAACCTTGGCAGCATCTGTCGTCGCAATCAACGCACAGACCGGCACAACGTACACAGCAGTTGTTGGTGATGTTGGCAAACTTGTGACACTCAGCAACGCAGCTGCGATTGCACTCACAATCCCACCAAACGTCTTTGCTGTTGGTGATCAGATCAACATCATGCAAGGCACAGGTGGATCAGGTGTTGTCACGATCAGTGGTGCAAGCGTGACCCTGAACTCGAATGGTGCAAAGTTGAAGACGAACGGACAGTACGCAGTGGCAACAATTCTTTGCACAGCGTCAAACGTGTTCTTGGTATTTGGCAACTTGGTGGCATAAGCCATGCAACTCCTTGCAGGCGTAGGTGGTGCAACTCCTGCACCATCCAGTATTGAATATCTTGTTCTCGCTGCTGGTGGTGGTGGTGGATGGGCTCCGTACCAAGACATCCCATCTGGTGGTGGTGGTGCTGGTGGATACCGTTGTTCGGTTGCTGGTGAAACAACTGGTGGTGGTGGCTCAGCTGAATCAGCATTGAGTGTCACAGCAGGTACTGCATACACGGTCACAGTTGGTTCTGGTGGAGCAATTAACGGTGGAGATGGAGGAAACTCTGTTCTTGCATCAATCACAGCCACAGGTGGTGGTGGTGGTGCAGGAGGATTGACCGATGCGCAACCTGGTCGTACTGGTGGGTCTGGTGGTGGTGGTAACTACGGCAGTGGAGCTGGTGGTGGTGGCGCACGAACAGCATCACCAGTTCAAGGTTTTGCAGGTGCTGGAACAGTCGGTGGTTTGTATCACGGTGGTGGTGGTGGTGGATCAAGCGCAATCGGAAGTGGAACCGATGCAAACTCAAACGGTGGAAACGGAACAAGTTCTTCAATAACGGGTTCAGCAGTGACACGTGGTGGTGGTGGTGGAGCAGGAGGCAATCCAAGCTACACAGGAACGATTGCTGGTGGTTCTGGTGGTGGTGGAAATGGATCAAAGACGAATGCAACTAATGGTGCTAATGCAACGGTGAACGGTTCTGGTGGTGGTGGTGGAACTGCATCAAACGGTGGCACGGGTTCAGGTGGAATTGTAATCATTCGATACCCAACAACATTCAAAGAAGCTGTGGCAACAACTGGTTCACCAACTTATGCACCGACAGGTGGCTACCACATTTATATTTGGACGGGTTCAGGGAGTGTGACATTCTGATGGCAACATTTGTAAAAATAGTTGACGGAAAAGTTGTTGATGGTTTAGTCATCAGTGACGATGTCGTTGGTTTGGTGTTCCCTGAATCGGAACGTATCGGTCTAGAGTTTCTTGTTGCGCATGGTTATGAAGGCACATGGCTACAAACTGGTGAAGGGTTTCGCAAGCAATACGCTTCAATCAATTATATTTATGATGCCGAAACTGACGAGTTTGTGAATCCTCTTATCACTGAGTTGTAATGCGTAGGTCACGTTGGCTGATTGTTGCGCCAGCGTTGGTTGCAATAGTTTGGTCGTTTGTTTCTCCTGTTTCTGCTGAACCTGTTCAGGGTTTGAATGCCACGTACTACACGATTGACGAGATACCTCCAGTCCAATCAACAACCGAGTATTCATTGTGTGGTTCAGAGTTGGAGAACAACATCAATCGCTCCTATGACGGTGAACCATATCTAGATTGCACAGTTGATTTGTTTATGGTTCACATGACTGGGTTCATCACGATCCCTGTGCATGACACGATTGAGTTTTGGTTGGCTTCTGATGATGGTGGCACCATCAAGATTGGCACCGATGAGTGGGGCAGCTGGAACGATCAGGGTTGCTCGGCCACTGAGTCTGGTCAGATAGACATTGTTGCAGGCAGTCAACCACTTGATGTTTGGATGTACGAGAACGGTGGTGGGACATGCCTGATGTTGGCTTGGAACATTGATGGTCAGGGATGGTCAATGGTTCCTGACGAAGCATTCACAACCGACTATCAACAACCACCAGATACAACTATCCCTGACACAACTATGCCGGAGACAACCACAACATGGACAACCAGTACCACGACAACTTCTACGACTGTCGCACAAACAACTGTTCCTGCTACAAACCCATCGACTACTTCGACACCTCAAACAATGCCCACATATACCGTGCCACCAACAATGCCACCACCACCTGCAACGGTGCCTCCACCACCCACAACAATGCCAGCCCCACCAGAGACAATCCCTGAGCCACCAGCCACACTGCCAGTTATATTACAACCATTACTTCCCCCCATGACCCTGCCCGAATTGCCGACATACGCTACCGTTCAGCCACCTCAAACGCTACCGTTTGTCGCACCCCCAGCCACAATCCCCCTACCCCCAGCAACCCTGCCCTTACCCCCAACAACGGCACCACAGCCACCACAAGCCCCTGAGACGAGCCAACCAGCCAAAGACGCACCATTGCCACCTATCGCAGACAAGGCTGTTGTCGAAGCCCTAGCCACAATCAGCCAAGCAAGCCCAGCCCAAGTCCAAGCCGTAGTCACCGAGCTACTCGCCTTCGCCCTCACCACCGACCAAGCCGTCTCCGTAGCATCTGAACCGGCAGTGCTGGAAGTGCTAACCAACGCTGAAGCCGAGCAAGTATTTGAGCAGGTTGCTGTTGAAGAACTATCAACCGAGCAGGCTGTTGAGTTAGTAGCTGCTGTGCAAGAAGCACCAACAAAAGTGCGTAAAGCATTTGAGGCTGTGTTGAATCTTTTTGAAGGTTTCGCTGATGATTACACGATGACGAATCAGACGGTGCCAATCAAAACTCGTCGAGCATTGATTGCCTTGGGTGCTGTATTCTTGGTGTCAGCCCCTGCACCAATCCGAAGGAATCGATGATGAAGTTGTGGGGTGAGTTCCATGCGTTGCTGTGGACGATTGCTGCTTCTGTCACCACCATTCTCACGTTGTCGGGGGCTATCCAACGGGTCGTGATCTGGCTCACTGTTGGCGCATTAGTTCTGCACTTGATCGGCGCACTCACCAAGAAAGAAGAATCAGAATGAAGAAGTTCCAAGATGTTGCAGGTCGTATCGTTGCAGTGTTCCTATCGTCAGCCTTGGCGATTGTCGGTGGCAGTGCCGTTATTGCCCCCGAGTTGGAAATCTGGAAGTCGGCTGTGTTGGCTGGTTTCGCAGCCTGTGCAACCGTTATTCAGAAGTTGGCTCAAGCATCGCTTGATGGCAATCTCACAATGGATGAAATCAACGACGCATTCGGCGCAAAGAAAAAATAACTCATGACCAAGATGCCTTGGCCTGTAGTCCCTATCAAGTGGTGCGAACATCTCAAAGGCAAGAAGCCTTCGCAGGTATCGCTCACGATGTTGCGACCCATAACTGGTGGCGGTCAGTTGCACCATTGTGCTGCTCGCGCTTGGGAAGCAATGAAGCATGCTGCGATGGCTGAGGCTGGGATCAATCTGAAACCGACTAGTGCCGGTGACACGTATCGAAGTATCGCTCAGCAGAAGGCTGGGTTCCTGCAACGGTTCCAAGTTGAGCCGATTGAAGGCGCACAGACCCGAACCTATGAGGGCAAGAAGTGGTATTTGAAGAAGGGCATGGCTGTACTTGCCAGTCCTGTTGATGATCCTGCAAAGTGTTCACGTCACATGATGGGCATCGCAGTCGATGTCGCCAATGCTTCTGGGAAGGTACTCGCGTGGCTATTGGAGAATGAGCAACGGTTCGGATTCAGTCACGAAGTTGTTGACATGCCTGGTGCAGAACCTTGGCATCTCAGGTTTACCGAAGGTCAAGCAATGCCACAAGCCGTAATCGACTACGAGACAGCCAACCCGACGCTGGGCGCATGATGGATTGGGGCATCGTACTCGCTGCGTTGATCACGGCTGTAGGAGGCGCGATGACAACGCTGATGATGGTGATGCGTAAAGAAAACACGCAAGACCACGCAAGGGTTGTGGATGCGTTGGACATGCTTAGTGGAAATGTGGACAAGATTGGGACTAAGTTGGATTCACACATCGACTGGCATCTCAAGGGGACTACCAATGGCGAAACTATTGCAGGAAATAAAAGCGCAAAGCCTAAGAGGAACCTCAAAGCTCGATGAGATAGTTGCTCAACTCTCTGCCGAAGATGGCAAAGACTTACGCGAAGCAATGGCAGACCCCACGATCAGACCCATGCAGATAGTGCATGCCTTGAAGAAGCGTGGATTCAAGATGTCTCCATCGGTAATCACCCGACATCGAGACAACAATGTCACTCGCTGACGACTTGCGCGAAGCAGGTCAACCAGCATGGCCAGTGATCCAACCTGGCAAAAGGTACACAGTCCCCACCCTCAACCCACAACCCATCAAGCACGGCGAATACCAGACGGCTGTGATCCTGCCGGACATGCAGATCGGATACTTCCACAGTGCCACAGGCTTGGAAGCAATCCATGACGAGCAAGCGATTGAGGTTGCGTTGCGGATCATCAAAGCATCGAAGCCTGCGCAGATCGTCATGGTTGGTGACAACCTAGACCTGTGCGAGTTTGGCAAGTACCGCTACACCCCAGCGTTCGCACGAACGACACAAGCTGCGATAGATCGTGCAACAGAGTTGTGCGCACAGTTGCGCAAACTCGCACCCCAAGCCACCATCACATGGATTGCAGGCAACCATGAAGAACGCCTAGGCAATTATGTTCTGGACTCGGCTGCTGCTGCGTTCGGGTTGAGGCGAGGCGGCAAGGTGCCGTCCGAGTGGCCTGTGATGTCGGTGCCGTATCTGTGCCGATTGGATGAGTTTGAAGTGGAGTATCTGAGTGGATACCCAACGGGTGCGCATTGGATCAACAACAATTTGAAGGTCGTTCACGGTGATCGCGTCGCATCCGGCTCCAGCACGGCTCATAAATACTTGTCATCTGAAAAGGTGTCGGTCATCTTCGGACATATCCATCGGCGTGAATGGGCTGAACGCACAAGGGATTACCACGACGGTGCGCAAACAATCATGGCTGCATCACCAGGTTGCTTAGCCCGAACCGATGGAGCCGTGCCAAGCACAAGAGGAGCAACCGACACTGATGGACGACCGTTGTATCGGTCAGAGGATTGGCAAACAGGAATCGCGGTTGTCGATTACGAACCTGGTGACGGAGCCTTTGTGTATGAACAGGTTGCGATTCGTAACGGTTGGGCTAGGTGGCGTGGTGTGGACTACCTCGCATCCCAGCCATGAGCAACCCGATGGTGTTGGTGACGTGGGCTGATGCCCATTCTGGTGTCGCAACTTGGACACCGATTGAATCGCTCGACAAGGATGAGATGATTGTGTCCACTTGTGGGTTCCTGTTGGCGACCTGTGATGGTGGCAAACCTGACCACATCACTGTGTACCAGTCACGGACTATGGAAGATGACATTGATCATGTTCTCCATATTCCATGCCTTATGGTGCGCAAAATAGCAATCTGCACCCCCGATCAACTAGGGTAGGTCTTGGCTCGTTCGCACCCGATTGGTCGCTGAACAGCCCCCACACCTTCCTCCTTGGGTGTGGGTTATATACCCATCAACCTGCGAAGATCGGACAAGACATGAGACGCATCACAGCAACCATTGTCACCACACTTACCCTCA